GGCCAGTCGCTCCTGCGGATGGAGCAGGAGTTCGGACTGACGCCGTCGGCGCGAGCAGGCATGGAGGTGTCGTATGGCGAAGAAAGCGCAGACGAAGCAGCTTTCCGCGAGTTCACTGGTTGAAGAGCGGCCCGAGGCCTGCCCCGGGTACACGTTTGACTCCGAAGCCGCGAGCAGGCCTGTCGCCTTCATCGAGCGGTTTTGCCGATCCCCGTCGCCATCCGGAGGGCCGTCCGAAAAGGTCAAACTCATCGACTGGCAACGCGACCGCGTCGTGAAGCCGCTGTTCGGCTGGAAGCGGCCGGACGGCCGGCTCCGCTACCGCCGGGCCGGGATCTTCTGCCCGAAGAAGCAGGGGAAGAGTTTCCTCATGGCCGCCCTGGCCGAGTACCTCCTGACGGCCCACTTCCCCCTGGCCGACGTCTACCCGGCGGCCGTGGACCGCGAGCAGGCCCGCATCATCTACCGGATGCTGAAGCGATCGGTCGAGGCCTCGCCGATCCTGTCGAAGCGGCTGGAGGTGGTCGACTCCAAGAGCATCATCCGGAACCGCGAGCACGGCAACGTCCTCCGCTGCCTGTCGGCCGACGCCTGGCGGAACGAAGGCCTGAACGGCTCCGTCATCATCGACGAGATTCACGCCCACCGTTCCGACGAGCTCGTCGCGGCCCTGACCTACGCGACCCGGGCCACGCCCAACGGCCTCGTGCTCGCGATCTCGACGGCCGGGGACAACAAGAACGGCGTCGGCTACCAGTGGTGGAAGGACGCCCAGCTCGTCAGCCGCGAGCACGGCGGCGACCCGGCCGCGAACCCGAGTTTCTACGGCCTGATCTACGCGGCCGATCCGGAGGACGACTTCTCCGACCCGGCGGTGTGGCGGAAGGCGAACCCGTCGATGGGGATCACGTTCTCCGAGGAGGAGTTCGCGGCCGACTACCAGGACGCGACCACCGATCCGCGGAAGTTCTCGCGGTGGCTGCGGTACTCGCTCAACGTCTGGGCCGACGGCCGAGACGAGCAGTGGTTCAAGGGCGACGCGTTCGCCAACTGCCGCCGGCCCCCGCCCGAGGCCCTCGCCGGCCGGCCGTGCGTGGTCGGCGTCGACCTGGCGTCGAACCTCGACATGACGGCGGCGTGTTTCCTGTTCCAGGCGGCCGACGGATCGTATGACGCCGTGATGCGGTACTGGGTTCCGGAGGAGACGGTGGCCGAGCGGGAACGGAAGGACCGCATCCCCTACTCGACCTGGATCCGCGAGGGCTGGCTCACCGTGACGCCGGGGGCGCGGCTCGACCACGAGCACGTGGCCCGCGACATCCTGGCGTTCGGGAAGGATCACCAGATCCTCCAGGTCGGGGCGGACCCCTGGCAAGTCGGCCCGCTCGCGACGTTCCTGCAACCCGAGTACATCTATGTGAAGGCCGTGGCCCAGAACACGGCGCGTCTCCACTCCCCTTGCAAGATGCTCGAGGGCCTGGTCGTCGAGGGGAAGTTCCGATACGAAAGCCCGATCCTGCTGTGGAACGCGAACCACTGCCTCGTCTACACGGACACGACGGGCATGATCAAGCCGGACAAGTCGAAGAGCACCGAGAAGATCGACGGCCTGTCGGCCGCCTCCAACGCGTTCGCCATGGCGATCGAGAAGGCCGACGATCTCGCGGACCGGCCCTACGACGGCCCGCTCCTGCAGCCGCTCTGGTGACGCGGCTATAGGGCAAATCGGTGGCGGTTTGGAAGGATGCCTTCCATGCCACGCGCCAAGCCCCCGGCCTCCAGGCGGTCGCCGCAGAATCCGTCGACGAAGCGGCCCGCCTCGCGGCGGTCCCGGGCATCCACGCGCGCCACGATCGCGGACAGCACGCTCCTTGACCCGCTCGCGTGGGGCTCCGCATCGCAGCGGCGGGTCCACCCCGAGCTCGCCGTCCGGGTGTCGAGCGTCTTCAGCGTCTGCCGGTTCATCGCCCAGTCGATCGGGTGCATGTCGCCCCGGCTGAAGGTGCGGCTGGCGGGCAAAACGCTCGACGCGGTCCAGGGCTTCGGCGATCCGGCCGCGAGCGTCTACCGGCAGGCGGTCCACGCCCTGCGGGTGCGGCCGAACCCGTGGCAGAGCCCGTTCGACTTCTGGACCCTGCAAGCGTTTTGGACTGCCCTCCACGGCGGCGGCTTCGCCAGGATCGTGGCTGGCAACCGGGGGGCGATGACCCACCTGATCCCGCTCCACCCGCGGCGGATGCGGACGAAGCAACTCGCCGACTACTCGCTCGCCTACGAGTGGTTTGACGAGCTGGGGAAGTGGATGCCGCTCCAGCAGAGTGAGGTCCTCCACTTCCGCTGGCTGGGCGACAACGGGATCACGGGCACGCCCCCGACGGACACGCTCGCGACGGCGATCACGATCGCCCGGGAGCTCGACGGCGCAGCCCTCACGCTCTGGCGGAAGGGGGCGCGGCCCGACTTCGTGATCGAGACCGACAAGCGGATGGACGACACGACCATGGCCCGCTACCGGTCGGAGTTCCGCGAGATGTACGGCGGGGATAACCGCGGCACGCCGGCGGTCATGATCCCGGGCCACAAGCTCGTGCCCATGCAGTCGAACACGATGGAGCAGTCGCAGTTCCAGCAGCTCCGCGAATCCATCCTGCCCGAGGTGTGCAGCCACTGGGGCGTGCCGGCCTCACTCGTCGGCGATGCGAAGGCACAGCGGTACGGCAGCCCCGAGGCCGACAACCTCCAGGCCCAGGTGTGGTGCCTGCTGCCGTGCCAGAAGCGGTTCGAGGGCGCGGTCAACCTCTGGCTGCAGGACACCTACGGCGAGAACACGTTCTTCCAGCTCGACAACCGGGCGCTGCTCCGCGGCGATTCGGTCGCCCGGGCGAACCTGTACCGGGCGCTGTTCTCCATGTCGGCCATCACGCCGAACGAGATCCGCGAGCTCGAGGACTTCCCGCTGCTCGAGGAGCCGGAGGCCGACAAGACGTTCCTGCAGCTCGGCTTCTCGACGCTGGAGATGGCGGCGAACCAGGCCCAGAAGGGGGCCGCCGGGGCCGTGGCTGGGTCGGCCGCTGGCGATGCCGCCGGCCAGGGCGAGAGCGTGCCGTCGGCGGGCGGGTTCACGCTCGGCCAGCGCGTCTACTGGACCGACGGCGACGGCGTGATCGAGCACTTGATGACGTCGGGGACGCTGGGGACCGATGGCTCGCCGTTCGCGATCGAGGCCACGCCCGACGATCCGGCGGCACTGATCCGCGTCTACCAGGGCGACCAGCCGACCGAGTTCACGGTCGGGAAGCGGGTGGCCGAACTGTCTGCCGCGCCGATGACTGCCGACTCCACGGGGGGCAACCCATGACCAGCACGATCGAACGCCGCTACCTCCTGACCGCCGACTACCCCGAGGCGATCACCGTCCAGACGCGGGACGGGGAGCCGCCCGTCATCGCCGGGATCTCGCCGCCGTGGGATTCGTTCTCCGTCGACCTCGGCGGCTTCCGCGAGAAGTTCGCGCCGACGGCCTTCGACGGCCTGGTCGACCGCAAGGCGAACGACCCGCGCGGCAAGCTCGACGTTCCGTTCCTCACCGACCACCTGTCGCACCTGATCACGGGCCGGACGACCAACGGTCGGCTGGAGATCCGGAAGGGGCTGAAGGGGCTGGAATACACCCACCGCCCGATCCAGACCACCCACGGCCGCGACCTCGCGATGCTGGTCGAGGATCGCACGATCACCGGGGCGTCGTTCGCGTTCACGACCGCCCCCGACGGCGAGACCTGGACGGAGGACGAGAAGGGAAACGTCGTGCGGACGGTCTTCCGCGCGACCGGCCTGTACGACATCTCCGCCGTCACCTACCCGGCCTACCCGCAGAGCACCGCGGGCATCCGTTCGCTGCCGCTCTGGAAGAACGCCCGGAGCGCGATGGCCCACCGGGCCGAGCCTCGCGGCCTCACGATCTCCCTCGACTTCGACGGCACGTTCACCGCGGCCCCCGGGCTGTGGCGGTCGTTCGTCGCCGATGCCCAGGCCCGCGGCAACCGGGTGGTGTGCATCACGCGACGCGAAGACAACGAGGAGAACCGGGCCGCCCTGCGGACCGCGTTCGGGGATCTCCACGACGAACTTGCCGGCGTGCTGCTCGTCGGGCCGGACCAGCGGAAGCGGTCGGCCGCAGCGGCCGCCGGCATTTCGGTCGACATCTGGGTCGACGACTACCCCGAGGGGATCGTCGAGCCCGCCCAGGCCGGGCCAGCCCAGGCCGCCCCGCGCGGCGTGAAGGTCTCGACGCTCGCCGGTGCCCGGGCCGCCGCGGCGGCCGCCGCCGCCCGGATGCGGATCGCCCTCAGTTCCACGGAGGCCAACCGATGATCTTTTCCGACGCCCCGGTGACCGTCGCCGAGAACCTCGACGGCGGCCTGCTCGCGAAGATCCACGCGTTCGTCGAGGCGGCCAAGTCAGCCGCCGCCGACGGCCTCACGTGGGCCGAGTTCGGCGACCTCATGCTCGCCCTGCTGCGGCTGGTGATCGCGGGCCTCGACGTCGCCAACGGCCTGAGCGGTGCCGCGAAGAAGGCCCTCGCCCTGGAGGCGGTCGCGAGCCTGTTCGATGCCGTGGCCGATCGGGCGGTCCCGCCGCTCGCCTACCCGATCTGGGTCCTCGCCCGGCCCGCCGTGCGGGCGCTCGTCCTGGCACTGGCGTCGGGGGCCGTGGAGCAAGTGCTGCCGCTCGTGAGGCGCTGACATGCTCGACAACGTCCGGCTGCTCGTGGAGTGGGCTCCCCTGCTCGGCTACGCCAAGCGGCTGTCGGCGGCCGTGGATGACGGCGGCCGGGCCGACACGATCGCCGACGCGATCGAGTGGCTCGCGAGCAAGACCGGCAACCGCATGGACGACGAGCTCGCCCGCCTCGTGGCGGCCGTGCTGCACACCCCGCAGGGCGCGGCCCTCGCCAGGTGGATCTCCGACAAGGCCGCAGACCTGGAGCAGACCCCGTGAACTACGCGACCCTGGCCCAGATCGTGATCGCCGTCGGCCTGGTCGGCTACGGCGTGGTCGTGGGTGTGCAGCAGCTCCGCGGCCGTCTTGGCCGGCGGACCCGGACGCCGGTGGACGACCTCCGCCTGGTGATCGACCTCGCGGCCCGGCTCCGGGACAAGGGGCAGACCGACGCCGTGGCCGTGTGCGAGCAGCTCACCCACGAGCTGCTGAAGCCGGAGGCCAAGGCGTGAGGCCGTTCGCCTTCATCGCCGCCGGGCTTCTCCTGCTGACGCTGCCGCGCGTCGAGGGGTGCCGCGTGGACACGAGCGGGTCCGCGACGGCGGCCGTCTACGTCTACGAAAAGGACGATGGGGCCGTGCCCGCCTACGTGACCGTGGCGGTCAACCGCCTCAACCGCGAGCGGAAGGTGGTCGCCACGCTGCTCGAGGATGACACGACCGACGGCGACGGCGACGTGCCGGAGCAGTATCGCTCCGCCCTGGATGCGGCCCGCAAAGCGGGGCTGCCGGCGGTTGTCGCCCTCGCGGGCCGGACGGTGATCCGGGTGACGCCGCGGCCGGGGAGCGAGGCCGCGGTGATGGAGGCCGTGCCGTGACCATCGACATCCACCACGGCGACTGCCGCGAAGTGATGGCGACGCTCGACGCCGAGAGCGTTGACGCCATCGTGAGCGATCCGCCCTACGGCCTGTCGTTCATGGGCAAAGGCTGGGATCACGGCGTGCCGGGCGTGGAGTTCTGGGCCGAAGCTCTCCGCGTGGCGAAGCCTGGAGCCCACCTGCTCGCGTTCGGCGGGACTCGCACCTATCACCGGCTCGCGTGTGCCATCGAAGACGCGGGCTGGGAGATTCGGGATTGCGTGATGTGGGTGTACGGCAGCGGCTTCCCGAAGTCGCACGACGTGAGCAAGGCGATTGACAAGGCGGCTGGGGCGGAGCGGGAGGTGATCGGTCCACCGACGCCGGGCGGACAAGGCAATGGCAACGCATACGGGGCAATCACTCGACCTCCCGCAACGGCTCCCGCAACGGCTTGG